TCTAGGAAAATAGTTATCTAATTTGGTTAAAGAATGACCAGACTCAACTAATTCCTTGGCTGTAGAGTTTAGAAGATCTTTAACAGCAGAAAACTGAGGCAGTAACTCTGGGTTAGACACTCTCATTAAGCCTTCAGCAGCGTCAAAGTTACCGTTGTAAAGTGTTCTTGCAATACGCTGTTTAAACTGAGGATCTGTTTTGCCTAGCATCTCAATGAAAGGCTTTGCAGAATTAAGTTTGTTTTGCGTGTTAACGTGTATGTTGTATTCAAACTTACGGAGCCTACCAAAGACAGGTTCTGATATATTACGAACACGTGTAGACAGCGTACCTAAATACTTGTCTAAACCTTTGCTTATGGTACGTGTTACTGCGCTGTCTCTAGTAATTGCTTGATTAGCTGCTATCTCTGCTGCGTCTGCAAAGGCAGGTACAGTTAGCTTCTTACCTAACTTTGACTGAGCCGTGGCTAGTTTAACCATATCTACGCCAGCCTCTTCAAGAACTTTAGGCATATCTTTAACAACATATCCTTGAGCGGCTTTTTCGTTGATTACTTTTTGAGCATTGTTAAATGCCTTATTAGCAACCTTGTCTTGTACTATGTTAGCAACTGTCCTAGCGCCTGCTATAGTAACAGGAACACCTACAGCACTAACGGCTCCAGTAAGAGCTGCTTCTTTAACGTCAATTGGTTTGTTTTCAGCGATATCTTCCAGTACTTCATAGGTAGCACCAAGACCACCAGAAGTTGCCGCTATTGCTTTATAACCACGACCTACAGGAATTAACGCAGCAGCCGGATCAGCAACAGCTTTAGCAACTTGTCCTAACGTAGCAGCCATACCTTCAGCGTCTTCTCTAAAGTCTTCGCCGTAGTCTATACCCAGTTGCTCTTCACGACGTTGCATGATTATCTCACGACGTTGTTCAGGAGTGGCTTCCATGAATTCTTCACCGTAACGCTCTGTTGGTGATAAGTATTGAAACCCTTCAGAAAAGTCAAAGCTGATAGCACCTAACGGAAACTTAGATTCTAGTATGTCGCCTGCGTATGTAGTAAGGTTGCCTTCTTTATCAAAGGCATACATAAACTGCTCTCTAGCAGAAGCGTTTTGCTCATCTACAACAGTAGGTTGACCAAACTCTTGACGGGCATAGGCAAGAATTTCTTCGTCTGTAGCAGTATCTGGATGGCTTACTTCGTACTCTGTTCCGTCCGGTGCTGTAACAACAGTTACTGGCATAATTAGCCTCTCTTTTTAATACCCCAGCCATCGCCTTCAACAACAGAAGATGCTTGTTCAGGACGACCGTATGCTTTAAAAGCACGTCTTAAAGCTTCTTCTCTACTAATACTTGTTGGAGCGTTTGCTTGTATTCTTTCAGCCTCGTCAAAAATAACACGCTGCTTATAATCTATTGGACTAGTTCCGTAAAAGTATCCCGGCTTTGTTGGAAGTAACTTTTCAAATTCATCTTCCTTTTCTTTTAACAAATCCTTATATACTTTTTCGTCGGCTTTAGTTAGACTGTAACCTTTAGGCTTTTCGGGTTTATCTTCTTTACCATACTCATTTAAAAACGTATAAGCACGACTAATAGCATCTCGTGAGTCATTTTCAGTAATGTCTTCTAAAACCATTTGAGCATCTGTATCGGTCTGAGCTAACTCGCCTAGCTTCTTTGACATTTCAGGAGGTATTTTATTTTTACGTTCTTTAGAAACAAGACCAAAGATTATATCAGCACCTTTAGAAGGTGTAAGAATATTGTCTTCAACAAGAGCTGCTACTTCAGGTTGCTCTAACTGTTGCAATCTAGCCACAATACCCGCAGATCTTGCTTGTTCAGCATTGCGCTTATCTTGAAACTCTTTAGCTTTTGAAGCAGCTTGTGCAAAACGAATAGACTCAGTTGTCTTTCCTGCTTGTCTTAACATCTGAGCGGCTCTAGCCAAAGCAACAGGGTCGTTTTCTTGAATACCTTTATTACCTAGAGCAATAGCTTCGTCTATAGACATTTTCTCTTGTTGCTGCTGTTGCTGCAAAGCCCTCATTTGAGGAGCTTGACCAATACCACGCGCAGCAGTAAACAAACCCTGCTGATAAGAAGGCTGTAACAGACCTTGTAAAAATGCTTGTGAAAACTTAGCCATGATTAACCTCCAAATAAACCACCAAGAACGTTGCCAATCTCTCCAAACATACCGCCTAGATCGCCAAAGCCACCCGGATCAATAACAGTACCAGACTGAGTAACCTGCGGTGTAAACAAACCAGCAAGTACGTTAGCGCCAATACCGCCTAGCAGGTTAGCACGTGCTTGTTCTGCCAACAGTCTAGACTCCAGACCAGACATTGCAGTCTCGCCAAACAGACCTGTACCGTACAACTGAGCTTGTTGTTGTAGCTCTGCCATGCGTTGTGCTGGCTGTGTTGCTGCCAACAACTGTGCTTGCGGTATGTAACTTGCACCTAGTAACTGCTGTCCCAATGCTGCTTGTTGTGCTTGCTCTGCCTGAGCCTGCTGCATAGCGCCTAGCATTGATCGTGTACGTGCTTCTTCTTGAGCAGTTGCCATTGCTAGTTGCTCAGGAGTAGCACCGCCGTATGCCGCTGAGGACGTACCTAACCGACCCTGTGCAGCTAGACGCTCTTCTAACGCAAGACGTTGACGCTCCTCTTCAGGACGCTGTGCTGCTCGCATACGCTCAAAGATTTCTTGTTCACGTGTCATTGTAGGAGCTTGAGCCTGTCCAAAGAACTGACCTGCACCGCCAAACAACTGTTGCTGTAGTGCTTGTTCTTGAGGAGATAGACCCATTGTTGTCTCAACAGCACCTGTTGGTGTAACACGAGTACCAAGCTGTCCACCTGTAGCAGTCGTTACAGTGAATGGTCTGAACTGTGACTCAGCCTGACCACGCTCTGCAAGTGCTAGTGCTTCACGTTGAGCTTCACGACCAACATCACTAAGTCGCTCATAAGCTTCACCTGTCAACAACGTACCTGCAATAGCAGGAATAGCTGGTGTAACAGCAGAGCCTATTTGTTGCAAACCTCCAAAGATGTCACTAAAAAACCCACCACCAGTGTTTAGAGCATTAGTAGCTGCCATAATAGGATTGGAACCACCTATTCCGGCACTTAATATACCCATCATTTCTGGAGGCAATCCAATATCCAGATCTTCATTCATAGCAGTTTACCTATCAAAGCCATTACGTTAATCTCCTGTAGTGACAGTGGTGAGCCATCTATCTCTGACTCTAATCCTACCTGTACACTTGTTCCATATCCGGTGGTATTAAGACTACGCTGGTTTGTTAGCTGACCACCTGTAAATTCTACTGTTGTATACTCACTTTCACCGTAAAACCCAGTAATCTGAGTACCTACCGTAAACTCTGTTGTTGCGTATGTTGTATCAAAGTCATAAGCCCATTTCATAAATACGGCTGAGTTGTTCGCACCAACCAGTGTAGGCTTTAGCTTCTTCAAAATCTTAATACGTGCGCTGTCACCAAACGTAAGACTAGGGCTATAGTATTTAAATCTGTAGCCTTCTCCGTTATCGCTGTAACCAGTGTACGTGCTGATACCGTTAACAGTACCAACATATAACGTACCGTCATCTAAACGTGTATACGCTGTAAACTTAGTAGACGGCCATCGAGTAACACGGTATGATCCATTCTCTAACGTGCCTCGTACGTCAAAGCAGTACGTTACATCCTGACCTGTAAAGGTTAGTAAGTAGAAACCTTCTTCAGGACTGTAGACAGATCTAAAGAACTCAGTCTCGTTTTGTAGTGCAGCAATAATGTCCTTGGTAATGTTTCCTGACAGACTGCTAATTGGTAAAGACTTTTCTTGTATTGTCCGACCAAAGCTTTTAAGTCCCGTATGCGATAAAAACAACACGTCTGTACCAGTGTACTGTACAGTGTCTCTATCAACACAACCAACACCTGCTACTGTATCTGCAAGAGACATCGTAGCTGGCGCTTCTGCTCCTTGATACGCAACAATGCTGTGCTTACCAAAAATAATCAACAATCCATTGATCAATATCTTTCCCGCCAATTTTTGAGCCTGCTTTGCTGATAATTTCAGCACATCTTATTTTTTGCTTTGAAATTGAACTTACATCATTTCCTCTGAATTTTAATAATTCAGCTATTGGGCCAGATT